AGCGAGAAGGGCAAGGCACCGCGAGCGAGCGACTTCATTCCGGTCGAACAAGCCCCGCAGCACGAGGTGCAGGCCCGCGACGTGATTTTGGACTTGAAGAAACAGTTGGGATTCGACTGATGGCGAACGTGCTCTCACTGGCGATGAAGATTTCTGCGGACGCGACCGGCGTTCAGCAGAGCCTTACGCCCGTCGAGCGAGCGCTCAATCAACTTGACGCCGAAGCGGCAAAAGTTACGGAGGTTTTTAAGACTTTCGGTGACGCTACTGCGGGGGCCGCGCAGGCTCAGCAGAAGTTCGCGGCCGACCTCGCCTCTCTGCAAACATCGCTTCGCGCGGGCGAGATTGACGCCAAGACGTTTGCGGCAGAGTTCAAGAATCTTTCGGAAGCCGCCGCCGCCGCTGCCGCCGCGTTCCAAGAAGGCGCACGGGTAACTTCGCAATACCGTACCGAAGAGGAGAAACTAGCGGCCGAATTGGATCGCATCGCACAGTTGGAAGCGCAGGGTGCGATCAGCACCGAGACAGCGGCCCGTGCCAGGGCGGAACTTTCTGGCGAAAACGCAAAGGCTGCGGCTGCGGCAAAAGAGGCCGCCGATGCAATCGCCGCTGCCGAAAAACAGGCTGCTGCCGCTGCGAGTGCAGCCGAGGCTATCACCGCGAAGTACCAGACTGACGCCGAGAAGCGCGCGGCTATTGAGGCAGACCTTGAGGAAAAGCGACGTCAGGGTCTCATCAGTGAAGAAACCTACCGTCGAGCGATTGACGATGTGAGCGGTGCAACTGCCGCAGCAGCAAAGGCAGAAGCCGACAGGGCGGCCACTCTCGCCGAAGGCCAAAGGTTGACCGCGCAGTTTCAGACGGCCGATGAAAAACGCGCCGCTGAGTTAGCCCGTATTGACGACTTGCTCAAGGCAGGAGCAATCTCCGAGGAAATCGCCGCAAGGGCAAAAGCAGAGGCGAGCGGAGCGAATGCCGAGGCGGCAAAGGCAGAGAAAGCGCGAGCTGACGCGGCGGCGGCGGCGGCCCGCATCATCCAGGCGAACATCACTCCGCAGGAGCGGTACGACCAGCAGATTCAAGAACTCCAGGGGCACCTCGACGAAGGACGCCTGAGCCAAGAGCAGTTCAATCGTGCTGCCGCCAAGGCAAAGGCCGACCTCGACCGGGCCGGGGCTGCGGCCGATAAGGCCGGCGGCGACATCGACAAGCTCACCCGCAACGTGAGTCTGCTCACGAAGATCGAAGTTGGCAGGCTGCTGATCGACGGGTTCCAGGCTCTCAGTAGCGTGTTCACCCGCGTTGCCAGCGAGGTGACGGCCCTTGTGGCAAGCGTCAGTTCCAACATCGACACGCTCAACGACTTCTCTGCCCGCACCGGTATCGGCGTCGAATCGCTCCAGGCATACTCGCTGGCGGCGAAGTTGGCGGGCGTGGATGCCGAGGCTTTCGGCACTGCGATCCAAAAGCTCTCGGTCAACATCGGCAAGGCGAACGCTGGCGACGCCTTCGACAAGACGCTGCGAGGCATCGGCCTATCGGTTGCTGAACTGAAGGCGTTGGCACCGGAGCAGCAGTTCTCGGCTATCGGCGAAGCTATTTCGCAACTTCCGACCGCCGCAGATCGTGCCGCTGCCGCCGTCCAGTTGTTCGGCAAGCAGGGTGCCGCCCTAGCTCCGCTGTTCCGCGAGGGTGCGGCAAGCATCGAGGAGTTGCAGGCCCGTGCCGAGCGGCTCGGCATCATCGTCAGCGAGACGCAAGTCAACAACGTCGCCGACATGAATGACGCCTTTGACCTCGTGCGAGCCACGGTCGAGGGGATTGTCGGTCAGGTGATTGGCAACCTCGCCCCGGCGGTCACTGCGGTCACGGAGCAGTTTCTCAAGTTCGTGGAGGAATGGCAGGGGTCGCAAGGGCAAGGCGGCACTGGCATCGCCAACGCGATCACTGACGTGCTGCTGCAAGGTGCCGACTACTTTGCTGGCATCTTCGACAGCTTCATGCAGAACTTTGGCGACATTTCCGCGACGCTTGCGGACGTTGGCGAGGTGTTCCGCATTGGTGGGCAGTTGCTTGTGACCGGCATGGAAGGATTCCGCGCGGTATTCAACGTCATCCAGATCGGCATCGACGCCCTGCTGATTGGTTTCGGCAAGGTGCTAGAAGGCGTCGGTAGCTGGGTGAGCGAAGACCTTGAGCAGTTCGGGGCTGGACTTGCTGCCGCATCCGAGGAATCCGCGAAGAAGAACGCCGCCGAGATGGAGGCCGCAGCGGCGAACGCGGCTAATGCGTTCAACAGCATCTTCACGGGCGGCGGCAACGCCGAGGCGGCTGGCGAAGGCGAGGCCCAAAAATTCGTTCGCGGGCTTCGGAGTGGCATCGAGAACGCCCGCCTGCCCGAGGTAAAGGTGCAGGCCGACCTCGCCTCCGCAACGGAAAACCTCGATCAGTTCCTCAAGACCGCCGAGGGCGGTGCGTCGGAGTTCCTGCAACAGTCGCAGGCGACGCTGGCTACGTTCTCGCAGATGGCGGCGGAAGGCGAACTGACTGCGGACCAAATCAAGATCATGAACGGCTTCATTCAGAAGCTGAATGAAGAACTGACCAAGGAAAAACAGCTACGGCAGGAAGCCACCGACGCGGCGGAAAAGCAAGCGGAGGCAGACAGGAAAAGAATCGACGCACTTCGCCAAACGAGCGATGCCGCATCCAAGATCGAGCAAGACCTTGCCGCCATCGAAAGAGAGCGGCAGCGGATCAACGACGTTGGCGGCGAGGACGCCCAGCGGCAACTCGCTCAACTTGACGAGTTCAAGGCGAAACTGGAGGAGCAGCAGCAGGCTCTCGACCAGGGCTTCGGCGACGGCTTCGACAAGGCGTTCGCTAACACGAGCGACCTCATCAGCGCAGCACAGAAGAAGGCCGAAGAGTTCGGGCAGGCAGGGTTCGACGCGACCTTGCAGCTACAAGAAGGCATCAAGGCCGCCCAGGAGCAAGTCAAGGACGGCATTCTGAACAAGGAAGGGTACGAAGCCGAAGTCAAGCGGCAGCAGGAACTGTTCGACCAGCGGATCGAAAGCGAAAAGAAAATCGCCGACGAACGCAAGAAGCGAGAGGACGAGGCGACCAAGCTCCGCGAGCAGCAGGAAAAGGCAGTCAACGACCTCATCAAGCAGCAAGAGTTCGGCGGAGACAACGCCCGCATCAAGGCTGCCGAGAACCTTGTTGCCATCGAAGCCGAGATTGCCCGCGCTCAAGAAGAGCAACGCAAGGCGCAGGAAGGAAAAGACAAGGAGGCTGCCGACGCAGCAGCGAAGCGGCTCGCCCAACTCGACCAAGTGCAGGCGAAGGAGCGTGACATCGCCAGCGGTGCGGCGAAGCAACGCGAGGAGTTCCAGAATCGGCAGAAGCAACTCGCCGAAGCCCAGGCTAAGCAGCAGCAAGAGATTTTCCAGCAGCAACAAAAGTTCGCCGAAGAGCAGGCCAAGGCCCAGCAAGCCGAGTTCGAACGCCAGCAGAAACGCCTCGCCGAGTTGAACACCCTCGGGCCGCGTCAGGTGCAGACCGCCGACGTGCGGACGCAGGAAGGTCAGCAGATCGTGCTGGACTTGTTCAACCAGCAGCAAGACCCGGCGCTGATTCAGGCGCGGCTGCAAACGAAGACCTTGCAGCAGATTTACCAAGCCGTGCAGCAGGCGACGGCAAACGCACCTGTTCCGGTGAGGATTTGACGCATGGGCTCTGTTGTTTCGTTCAAAGAGTTGCCTCGCAAGGGCGTGTTTGAGATCGGCAAGACCCGCGTGCTGACGCGGGAGTTCGTTGTCATCATGAGCGATGACAACCTCACGACCACTCCGCCGACCGAGCTTGATATTGCCACTGCTGTCGGCGTTGACATAGGTTCCTCGCACCCGAGTTACTCGTGGAATAAGGTTCGCAAGATCACGCTCACGGAGGGCTACGAGGGTTCACCGTATCACGCCCATCTGCTGTGCGAGTACGGAGTTGTCACAGCCGACGAGCTTGTGGCTCCAGTGAATCGCTCGGCTGTGTGGGATTTTGAGTCAGCCCCCGGAGAGATTCCGGCTCTTTCGTACTACGATGGCACCACGCTGCGACCGCTGACAAACAGTGCCTACGACTATTTCCCAGGGCTGGTTACTCAGGAATCGACGTTCGTGGCTACTGTGTCAAAAAACTTCGCCACCTACCCGAGTTCGTGGTCAGGCGCGATGAACCACCTCAACAACGCCACGTACCTCGGGTGCCCGATCCACTCGATCAAGGTGCAGGACGTGCAGGTAAAAACCACGCGAGAAGAGTTCGGCGGCTCGCTTGTGTCCTACTGGCAGGCGACCGCAAAGCTCCACTACCGGCAGAGTGGGCACAATCTGCAACTGCCCGACATCGGATGGAACTATCTCGACGGTGGGCAGAAGCGCCGGGCGATGGTGTTCGACGTTGAGAATGGCGAGTGGGTTGCAAGTCCGAATCCTGTCGGTCTCGACGGATCGGGCAATCTGACGTTCGGCGTTCCGGCGATTCTCAATCGTCGCGTGAACCCAGAGACGAACTTCGCGTCTCTGTTCGGGACGCCACCCACGACACCGCCAGCGGTCTAGTCTCATGGCCGACCTGACGCAGTTCGATTTTCCGAGTGCGGTGCGGATTGCCCGCGTGGTGCGTGCGGTTGAGCAGGAGCCACGTCGCGCGAGACCGCTGACGTTTGCGCCGGTTTTTGAGCAGCGAAAAGACAAGCCATTCCGCGTCTGCACCTACTCCGGCGATTGGCCAGTTGGTTCGTCCAAGACGGTCACGTTCAAGTACCAGACAACGACGCCCAATACGGTCAGCGCGACCAACCTGTTCCTGCCGCTGCCTGAGAACGGCACCCGAGATTGTGCGGTTGCGCGGGACGGCACGGCGTGGTTTCTCGTGCAGGCTCAGATGGAGCTTGCCCATGCGTTTACGGCGGCGACTCTCACGACCTCGTCCATCGAGTTCAACACGCTGCCGGTCGTGGCGTTCGCGTCCGCCAGTACGAACAAGTTCACGCTGACACCGCCGACCGAGAGCGTCATCGTTGGCGCTTCTCTTGGCACGGCTTCGCTCGAGTTCAGCCGCAAGAACGTCGGCGTGTTCTTCGCGTCCACCGCTGGCACGGTTGCGATCTCTGTCACCACCTGCTCGACGGCGGCTTCGTGATGGCACTCATTAACCAAGGCGGGAAGTTGCTGCTGCAAAACGGCGCACTCGCCAGTGGCGAGGCGTGTTGCTGCGGTGGTGGAACGTGCTGCTTGCCTGACGGAACATGCGGTAGCGGTTTGACTCAAGCACAGTGCGAGGCGTGCGAGACAACCATTACGTGCTTTGAGGAGACATATCCTCCTTGCACGTATGCGGAGCAGGACGAAAACGGTCAGTGCCCGGAAGGATTCGTTGCGATTGGCGGTGGCTGCTTGCAGTGCGAGCCGTGCCCTGAAGGGTGGAGTGGCAGTGACGGGTACTGCTATCGCGTGACCAATCCTGCGACGTGCGACGACTGCGCCGGTTCTTGCACGTCACAAGAAGAAGGCGTGTGCGGAGAGTGGAAGGGCGGCGTTGGATGCGATCTCGCTCTGTGCCAGTGCCTCGGAATGGAAGACGAAGAACAGCTAATTCTTGAACTGAACGCCGTGCCTTGCGACGAGGCCGGGCTTGCCGCATGGGTTGATTTTCTGGAATCAAGCGGCTGGGCCAACGTGCGATACCAAGACGGGCTTTTTGGCACAACCGCCTTCTACGGGCTTTGTTGCGGCCCATGGTCTTATGTTGGCAACGCGCCTGCTGGCACCAATGGGTATTTGTGCGGAGGAGCGCCTGCTGGGCAGGCTTTTCGTGTCTGTGCCAATCCTTTGCCTGAGTGGTTCACTAACCCCTTCCCATGATCTCCGGCCACCGCCAGCTATTCGAGGCCAGGCTCCGCGAGCGTGGATACACGCTCGACGAGGTGCGGGACTGCATCGTCAGCGAGGACGGCGACCAGATCACGGTTGATGAGACGCACCCGGCGTATCCGCGAAGCCCGAAGCCTGGGTTCGTGCCGCCGAAGCCGAAGCCCGCCGAGCCAGCCCCCGACCTCACCCGCACCGACGCT